ATTTACAAATTTTAATTATTATAAGTTTTTGTTATAGATATAATCTTTTGGTTATTTAATTTCTACTATTCCAATTTTATATAGATATAATAATACTCATTCACACTCATAGACCACCTTTAAACCTCTTTAAATAACCTAACTCATACCCTAGTATTAAAATAGATTAATGAACTCTTAAATCATATACTATACCCATTTCTAATAAAACCATCTATGAGTTAAACTATAATAAAAACTTATAATAATTAAAATTTGTAAATAAAAACTCTTATAATAAAGAAAAGAATAATAAATTTTAAAAAATATAAACTATTATATTCAATCGTAGATACTTTTTATTTTATCTTAAGTTTATTTGACTATAATTATAATATTAAAACATAAAGGATATAAAATGATAGAAGTAAATAGTAAGATAACAGCTGAGTCGGTACTTAGAATAGTGGAGGATTACTTAGTTAATAATGGTTATGATGTGAGTGAATTAAAACCTGCAACTAAAGAGGTAGTTATAGGTCAAGGGATTAACGAATCATATAGTTATGAATTTGATGGGATAGAGTGTAAACTATCACTAAAGGATATAAAATGATTAAAGAATTTAGAGAGATTTGCGATGAGTTATACTTTTTAATGGAAAATGGTAATTATATTGTTATCACAAATGATGGGATAAGTAGTCATTTAAATAAAAGTTCTTATCTAATGGCTTTAAAGGATGGAGATATTGGTCACTATTTTGATTATCTACCTAAAAATAATAATAAATATTTTTTAGAGGTATTGAACTCAAATAATATTGAAAGTTATGTGATTGAGCTTTTAAACGAAAAGTTAATTGGTTGGAATAAAAGAAGGGAGTGTAATGACTAGAGATATTTTGATTATAGGGGTTAAGAAAAAGTTAAGTAAATATTTTTGTGATATTGAAATTGATTTTATTGAGTTTAGTAATATGAATGATGTGGATTTATTAAGGTTAAGATTTGATACAATCTATTTTAATAAATATTTTAATTAGGTGACTGAATAATTAGGTTAGTGCTTCAAGATAAGTCCATTTATTTAACCTAGATTTTTAAAACACTACCAAAACTATTCATAAGTTTTGGTAAAGACAAGGTTTCCACAATCATATATTTTTCTATAGTTATTAGAATACATATTTTCACTCTCAGTTAAATTCTCATCAAACACTTCCAATAAATTCTTTAGCTTGTGTTTTTGAAACTTAATTCTTGAAAATAACTCATATTTATTCTTTTTAAAATAGAAATAATTTGGTTCTGTTTTATGACTATATTCAAACCCAAGAGTCTTATAAATATCACCGTAAGACCATCTTAGATTAGCATAGGATATAATAGATTTTGGTTTATAATTTCTTTCAAAGTATTTAAGAACTTTTGAAGCTCCTCCCACTACTGTTATATATTTTTTAGAGGCTAATCTAACAAGTTCATATTCTTGTTTTGATGTATACCTAGATTTATTAATTGTACATATTAAAACTAATTCATCTTCATAAAATAAACCAATTTTTATACTAGCATTAGTATAACCTTGTAGATGATTAGAATCCAAAAACTCTCTTGACTCTTTAGTAGAAACTTCTTTTATTTCACAATTTCTAGCAAATATTCTACTATGTAATTTTTGTTTACCTAATATTTTAGATACCCAAATATCCCTTTTATTATCATCAAACCACTCATCCTCAAATATTTGATATAATACCACTCCTTGCTCCTTACAATTTAAAGTCTTATTTAGATGAGCTTTTTTAGGGTATTCTCTATTTAACATTTTATGTTTAGAGTATCCTGATGAATGCCAAACTAAACCATTATATTCTATACCAAATTTAAATTCCTCTGAATAAATATCAATCTCTTTAGGTGGTATAATTTTTCTATTATTTATGGTACAATTTGGAATCAATAAAGCAATTTCTTTTTCTTTTGATGTAATATGTTTTTTATCACAAACAGGGCAATGAAATTGTCTTTCTCTTGAACCAAATACATAACTAAAAACCCCTTTGCATTTAGAACAATTAATTTCATATTCCTCATTATAGAAATCACTAGCATCTAAATTACCTTTAGATATAGTTATATAATCAGGCATAGATTCTTTTAGTCTAATTTCTCTATCTTTTGAGCTAACCCTTTGTTTATTTTTATGACTGCACTTTAGACACTCATTAGATAGTTGTTTCATAGGTTTATTGCAGGTTTTACAAAGAGTATTAATATCTTCTTTATTAATATATTTTCTTATAACAAAAGACAATTTAACACCTTTATTAAATTCTTCTTTTGCTTCATCACATAAAGAACCCAATATCATTTTATTATATTTTTCTCTTGGTTTTGGTAAAGCTCCTTTTATACATAATTCATATAATTTCTCTACTGTATATTCAGGTTTTTTAGTAGCCTCTATCCATTGTTCTAACAATTCGGGATATGTTTTAGATATTGTGGGTTTACCATAAAATTTATTATTGGATTTATAAAATTCTATAAAAGGAGTAATATCTGTTTTTAATTCTTCTAAATTATCTATATAGAATCTATAAACTGAATCAATGTAGTATCTTTTTGAATGTTTTAAATCTAAATCCATAATAAGAAATTCTTCTAATTCTTTTGGAAATCTTTTTACATAATAACCTGTAGTTTTAAATTTTACATCTTTGAAGAATAAATCCTCGTGTGGTATTTTTGGAGTTGTATATTTCATTTATAACCTTAAATTTTAATTAAGATATTTGAGTTCCTAGGCTCAAAAAATCTTTTATATCCAATAAGTTGAGCCTAGGAAAGTTTCTTATTGGATATAAAAGATTTTTTATCTTTATAATTATAGTGTATAGTTACTTAAAATATACACTTTCTTATTAAATTAGAGCCAAAAAGACTCTAATTTATTTTGTTATGCTAATACCGATGTAGAATCAAATATAACATCAAATGTTCTACCAAAGATACCAACACCATTATCTTGGTTTAGTGGGTTTTCAATAAGACCATATCTTGAACTCAATATAATAGCAGGTTGTCCTGTATCAGGGTGAGTTACTCTAGTAAAACTAATACCCTTATATGGTGAGTAGTAACCTATAGACGCCCTATTATCACCTTTATAAAGTACTGTAACATACTCTCTATCAGTAAAGTTATCAAGGATTACTTCCATTCCACCAAATGTTCCAACAACACTTGCTCCAGCTACATTTGTACTCAACATAGAATCATTCTCAATAGCTTTAAATCCTCTCAATTGTTCAAGAACTGTAACAACTCTTGGTGTAGCCAATATAATATTTGCTGAACCCATTCTTGTCAATTTTCCAACTTCTCTAGCTTCATTTTGGATTTTAACCCCAATATGAGCCATTGATTCCATCTCAAATCTTGTAGAACCACTTGCACCTACACCGTTTGCTATTGTAAAGTCACTAGATGGTGCCGCCCATGAGTTTACTGAATCAATAACTTCTCTATCAAGCTCGTTAAGAACCTCAGAACTCATCATATTCATTAACTCTTCATCAGCATTAAGACCATAAGTATCTTTCAAGTTTTGGTACATTTCAACAGTATATTCAGCTTTCAATTTTCTTGATTTAGCTTCAATAAGAGTTTGTGTAACAGTGAACCCGATTTCTTTCATATCATACCCAAGAATTTCAGCTTGTGTGGTTGGAAGTGAACCTGTGTAACCTTTTAGAATTTTCTTAAAAGTAAGTTGATTTGAATATGTATTAGCAATAACTAAAGCACCAATTTGAGCGGGTACAGCCGCATTATCATAAACAATTCCACCTGCACTAAATACTGCTGTATCAATCAATAGTAAATCACCCTCTACATAGATTACAGTTGCAAGATTTGTATCAAGAACATTATCACTAGAGATAACATCACCTTTTACAAGTGTATGACCAGTAATTTCTATAATTTGTGAACTAACACCGGGGTCAATTCTTCCACCAAGTCTATCATTAGCATCAGCTCCAAAACCTGTATATTTGAAGATTAGAGTATTAATGTAACCTGTTTGTTGTGACATTGGTTGAACACCCAAAAGTCTATTCGCTATAAGAGCTGGTTGAATTCTACGAGTCATCGGCATAAATATTGGTGTAAATACAGCAACATCTGATGTAGAAGTGTCCTCATAAAGTCTAGCTATTTCTTTTTTAGTATTTTCCAATACTATAGCTTGTGTTCCTAAGTTATCTTCTTGAATAGTTGGGAATCTTTCAGACTCCAAAAGCCCTACAATATCCTCACCATAAGTATGCTTCATACTCTCTCTTACTTTTTCGTTTATCATTGTTTTCATTTAATTCTCCTTGTTTAATTTATATTATTTATATAATTTATTTTAGTCCATTTAGGACAATCTACCAAAGGTGTCTACCCATCATAATATCGTCTTTAGATGCTTGTATATTCTCTTTAACAATCTTAGTTTCTCTAACTTCTTTCACCCTTTTAATTTCTCTAGGAGCATCTTCCGAAAGTGATTCAGCAATATCATCAAGAGCATCGATAAAAGTTTGAGGTTCATTTGGATTAAATTTAACAAAACTAGAAAGTCTCTCAAATCTCTCTTTTTTCATATCCGACATACCCTCTGTAATCTGTCTTTTAAGACCCGTAACTAGATATTTATTAGCCTTTTCTTCAAGTTCTAAATTCTCAGAAACTAATGAATCAATTTTAGATTCTAAACTACCCACAGTATCATGTAAGTCACTTGATTCATCTACTCTTTTTTTAGTATCAGCAATATCCATAAACTCTACACCTGCTGTTTCTAATACAGCTCCAAAACCATCTAATACAGCTTTATAATTTTGTTTATCAGCCGATTCTTGCATAGTTTCTAAATTAGTATCAACAAAATCATCAACAACTTTGTCAAGATATTTCTCTAACATTTGAGTTAAAGCTTCTGTTTTTTCACTCATAAAAGCATCCACAAGAGTAGTATATTCTTCACTCTTAGCTTCTGCTAATTCAAGAGCTTTTATATTTATTGATTTCTCAATAGCTTCGGTCAATTGTGACTTAATTGAGTCATCAATCTTAGCCTCGTTTAATATTTGTTCTAACATTTTATTTTACCTCCGATTTTATATAACTTAAATTTTCAAACTATTTCATATAAGCTAGTATTATTTATATAAGTTTTTAGGCTTATAAAGTTCCAATTTTCTATTAATCTATACTTATTTATATAAATTATTTTCCATTATATTCCCTAAGCCTTTTAGCTAATTCTTTATATCCAATGGTTTTATCATTTTTTAGGGCTTGTGACTCCAAATAAATTTCATAATCCTTGACATACCCATCATATTCTCTAATCATATCTACAAATTGAGACAAAACATCCTCTTTCATATCTAAACTAAGGTCACATAATTTTTCAGCACCTTTAGAATTCAGGATTGATTTCAATGCTTGAACATACACATAATCACCTGAAAACTCGTCTAAAGTAGTTTCATCAATCTTCTCAACTTTCTTAGGAATTTCTAAAGAACATTCTGAAATACATCCAGATTCATCTAGCTTGAACTCTTTATTAGTAGCCATTCCATTAAGAAATTGGTAACCCTCTTGAAGACCTGTTAGCATAGCATTATAATCAGAAGGCATAGAGACAACATCATAGGTTATTAGCTTAAAATCCTCTACTATTCCGTCTTCATTTACAGAACCTAATCCTCTTGAAGATACTCCAATTTTCATACCCTCTTTTATAAAACCTTTTAGTTTATTTGTAAGATGAGTATTATCATTTAGTATTTTAGCTTTACCCCATACATTACCATCTTCATTGATTTTTAATTCAACAATTCTAATAACTGTATTGGCTATATTAATATCGGTACTAGGTGGATGTTCATTTTCACCCAACGAATTAACAGTTCTTTCTGAAATTTCCTTTTGATATTCCTTAACCTCTCTTTCCCAAAGACTCCTAGGGTAAATTCTACCATTTCGGTTTTTTACCTCAGGTGTTGAGAAAATTCCTTGAATATAGTAATTTCTTTCTGACATTCCTATAGCTTCGTTCATCTCATCTTGAATAACGGTTTCAAGAATGAGAGGATTTTCTATTATTAGTTTCATACTTAAGCTCCTTTACTCTCATTAACCCCTTCAAACAAACTTTTTAATCCTTTACTAAAAAGAAGATATTTATCAGATTCTTCATCTGTCATATCTAAAAAATTATTACTTTTTAATTTCAATTTATCACTTAAAAAATATAACTTTAAATCTTTAATAAATGTATCTCTGTCTTTACTATTATCTAATTCATAATAATAATTTTCTATACTAGTTAGATTTAGAGGATTCTTTTCTGTTTTAAAGTATTCAGTAAAATGAATTTTACTACTCTCATTAACATTCAACTTCCTAGAAATATCTCTAAAAGCATCTTGAATACCTTTCATTCTAAATTCCCTATCAGCCATTTCTCGAACCTTTGGGTTATTTCTAAATTTGTCACTAAGACTTGTTATAATTATTTTTGAAAAATCGCTAAATCTCTCTTCCTCAACAGCTGTTATTGCTTCTTGTAATTCTTTCATTCTTAAACTCCTTGTTTTATTTTATTTATATATTTTTTATTTCCACTCATCACCATCTTCCGAACTAGAATAAAATTGTTTATAAAAATCATCCTCCTTTTCTTTCTTAATTTGTTCTTGTAATTTTTCAATACCTTCGTCCGACATCCCTAAAACATCTTTAAAAATATATTCATAAGAAAAATATTTACCTGCCATATCCTCAATATCTCTAAAAAGATTAAGTGACTCCTGTAATTTTTCTCTCTCCATTCTTTCAAAGAATTTATTTTCAGAAGCAAACTTTAATTTAGTATCTTTTACAATCGTATCTTCCCACTCTTTTTGAGTGCATATTCCTTTGGCTACAGAATTTCTCTTTAGAAGTTCGTAAAATAATTCTAGGAATTGATTCCTTAACCTTGAAATAAAGTTGAAAAATTTTAATTCCTCTCTATCTATACTAGAACCGGTAAAATCAAATTCAGAATTAGAACCCTCATCATTTATTCTATTTGTGGGTACTTTTAAGGATGTATAAAGCTTTCTTTTGATATGTATAATATCACCAAGTTCACCTAGATTTCCTGTCTCATCAATAGTATCAACTTGTAAACCTCTTTCACCTCCTTGATTAGGCATCCAATAATCCTCTACAAGAGATGAGATATGTTGTTGATTAGATATAGTTCCAGTTTCAAGATTATAAAATTTCTTGTATTTAAAACTTTCTTTAATCTTATTCATAGCTTCTTGTGCCTTATTCCCATTAAGTCTTCCTACATTCACATTAAAAAGTCGTCTTGAAACACTTCTTGTAAATCTCATAGGTACAAGAGCATCCTCCAATGATTTTAGGATATTTGATGGTAGAATCGATTCATTTAGATTACCTAAAATAAGATTATCGGAATATATACCCGAATCTACTCTTATAATTTCATCTCTATCAAAACTAATATCTCCACCTTTTGTTGAGGTTGTATTTGTGTATCCACCTATATTAACAGTCTCTACATATTCCCAAACATCCTTATCTCTATTAAATCCAAAATTTAAAGGACTAAGAACTTTTATATCTTTAACACCTTTTTTTAAATCTTTATCGACAAATGGAGTATGAAGGATTAACTGACCATCTATATAAAAT